CCGGCACAATATATTGTTCAAATTGAAAATCAACCCAATAACAACTAATACGATTTTCTTGTGGATGTTGTTGAACATCTGAATACATTTGCAATAATACAAATGGTTTTGATTGTATGTGTTGTTTTAATTGGTTGAATAGAATATCTGTATTTACTATAACCATTTACAATAAGTATTGATTTAATTAATCAAAATATAATTTATTTATGCGTCTCCGTCAAAACCCTTTCCAGTTAGGTATCTTGACCAAAAGTATTTTTCATTATCCGAAAGGTATCCAGTATTGTTTATATTTGTTTCTAATGCCTCATTACTTGCTTCTTTTAAAACTCTATTTTTTTCTTTATCAATAGATTCCTTTACTAATATTTCAGAAATTACATCTCTTTGGTCTCCACCATAACCAGCATCAATTAATTTTGGAACATCAACTATCATTCTTGAATCTAATTTAGTTGTCCAACCAGTTGTACTGATTTCGTGTTCAACATTCACCACCATAAAATGACAAAAGTCTTTATATTTCTTTGGTAGGTAGTTTAAATAAAATAAATCTCCTACTTTGATTCCACCTATACCTTGTAAAGTTAATGATACTTGTAGTGGAACTGCGGGTAGAACTGAACTAAAATTTGATTCTACACCTGGTGCTTTATTTATTCTATATAACATTGTTCTTTTAAATTCATTTATCATAGTTAATCTTGCACTTGAATATATTTGTACAGTTTTATCTTCTGGACTAAACCAATAAAAACTACTTCTCAACTCTGCCTGTGCTTCTGCTTCAAGTTCTCTTCTGACTTCCTCTCTTTCTTCAAGTTTATCGCCAATTTTACCTAAGAAAGAATTAAACTTTTTAGAAACACTATCTATTAAATCTTGAACTATATTTTTATCATCTTTTATTAATTCACGAGTGTTTTTAAATGAAATGCCCCTATCTACTCTTTTTGTTCCTTCTATAATTTTTCCTTCTTTGTCATATTCTGCTGATGAACCAATATATTTACCATCTTGTTTGGTAAAATTACCCAAGACTGGACTTGAAATGTTGTTCAATATATTATCATATTTTTTACTTTCTAAATTCTTTTCTTTTGTTTCTTTTTTTTCTCCTGGTTCAAAAGTATTATCCAACATAGACAACGCTCTCATAGCTAATGCGGTGTATCCTTTCCCATCGTCTGCACTTGTTTTACTTAAATCTACATTTGAACCATATACTGCTAATGTTGCCATTTCTGATGTATTAGATGTTGTTAATGTTTGTTCCGATACAATAGAATCTTTAGAGTAAACTGGAAATTTAAATATTTTAGTAGGGTCTTGTTTAGATGACAATTGTTCTTGAACATTAGTATCGTCTATTTTTCCTACATTCATATCGGTAACCATTATTCTTCCGTCAGATGTTTCGTTTTCAACAATAGAAAATCTCCAAAATCCACCATAATCATTGGATACTTTTTGCCAAAACTCTTGAATGGATAACTCAATGTTCTTAGATTCTTTGAAACTTTCCATTAAGTAATTTACATTAAAATACATATTTCGTATTTGTCCTCTATATTTTCCTTCCACTTGAGTTTCAAATTGTGGTAATCTATCATTTGTATCGTTGATTAGTTCTTTTAATAAAAATTGATTTCTACCTCTTTCACTTGCAGTAACTTCGTCAAACTTTTTGGTTTGTCCTGGTAAAATGATAGAATCAAATCCTAATGAATACAATTCATTTGAATTGTTACAAATAGTATTTTGTAGAGTATTTTCATCTACATTACCTGTACAACTTAAAAATTCTGTTTTAAATGTTTCGTCTGGTGTAACGAACGAGAAAAAACTATTTAATATAAAATCTTCAAACCAACCCCAACTAACAAGTGCTAATCTATCATCACTTTTATCGTTATCATATGTAACTATACCCGTACTTATTTCTTGACCAACCACTTTAAGATTTTCTGAGTTCTCTACAAAATAAGTTCCATTTTTTTGATATGTAGTGACACCTGCTCCATTTTTTAAAACTTTTTTAGTTCCTCTTTCATAACTACCTTTACCTATGTCTTTTGCATAATTCTCAACAACATCAGGAAGTGCTTTAATCACTTGATTAAAAGTTACGAAAGTTTCTTCTAACTTTCTAAATAGTCTTTTTTGTTTTTCTTTTAATTCTAAGTTTTCATCTTTCACCTGAGCTAATGTTTGATTTACATAACCGACTAAATTTTCTACTTTTCCGTCTGACATTGATTTTTGACCGAATATATTTCTACCCATACTACTTATCTCTATGGTTCCCTCATATGTTCCCTCTTTAGTTTGACTAAAATTGTAATTTGTTACAACACCAACCAATGCATTATAATTTCCCTTACCCACTAAGATTCTTTTTTGTATATCTTTTGATATTTTTAGTATGGTGTCTCCATCTAACGCTGGTAGTTCTAAATTATAAGGTAATGACCAACCAAATTCAACCAACATATATCTTCCAAACTTTAAAAAATTATCTTTAAATTCATCAAATTCTTTTGGGTCTGGAACTACAAAATTAATTGTTCCTTGTTTCATAAAGTATTCTTTGAAAGAAGTTGATATTGATGTGATACCTGGTTTACCACGATATGGGTTTCCATTTTTTATATTTAGTGGTTCATTAATTGGATTATTATTTTTATCAAGATTTGAATTTAATGAAATAACTTCACCCTTCCCTAACACTACGGATGCTCTTGCCCAACAAGATTTAACAAATTGATGTTGAACTGATGACTGAACTGAATCTAATATACCTTCTGGTGTCTTTTGAAAATTTAAAGAATCTATTCTATTGAATAGTTCTTTTTGAATTGGTTCATCAATGTAAGTTCTGAAAAAACTCATTAGTATCCTCCAGATACACTTCCGACTTGACCACCACCGGTGATAAATTCTTCTCCTGTTTCAGATAAATCTGTTGGTATTCTGTATTCTTTACCAACTTTTAAAAATAATCCTCCGTCAAAACACTCTGGATTTGCTCGTGCAATTATCCACCATAAATCTGGTGAACCATAATATTGATTTGCAAGTGTATCTAATCTTTGTCCAAATTTTGCCCTAATCAACAAATCGGTATCTTTTTTAGGAAAAGTTGGATATTCCTCTGTGGATAAATATTGTTGTTTGTTTTTATCTTTTCTAATAATTGTGTCGTTGTATCTTGCCATAATTATCCTCTTGAACTAAATGGTATTGATATGTCATTAAATGCTGTTCTGGTTTCATCTTCTCTAAGTTGTCTTCTTAAATCTCTTTGAAGAGCGTCATTACCATCTGCAGTTAAATTTAAATTACTTGTTTTATAGGTTTCTGGTATATTGTTCTGAATTTTTATTAAATTTTCTCGTTTTCTTTCAGAAATGATTTCTTCAGTAGATTTTTTTAATGCTTCTGCTTGACCTTTTTCAATTATATCAAAATCTACTCCGTCAATATCAAATTGTTTTCCTAATAGATTTGGAAGTTTCTTTCCAATAAATGTAAATTCAACCGATACATCACACAAGTGCGTTAACTGATATCCGTCTTCAGTTTCCCAATTAGAATTTTGCGGTATAGTTATGTTTACTGAACTAAAGTATCCTGGTTGGTCTTTATATAAATCCCCAATCGTTAACTCTACAAATGGTGCGACTGGTCTTGGTTCGTTATCATTTTGAATTACATTGTCTTGATATGCTGGTAATGTTAATGATTTAATTGCTTCAATTTTTTTCCACATCAATGGTATATCACCACGAGTCAAAGCTGCTACTTTAAATCCAAAACTAATGTTTCTTGAATACCCAGAATAAACATACACTTGGTCTGCTCTACCGATGTATCTTGTTGGATTATATTCTCCTGATGAATTATCTGTTATATCGTTTAAGTATGCTGGAAAGTTTATAAGTCTTTTTCCTATTGGGTCATTGATGTAAAATTTAATAAAGTCTCTTGGAAACCCAGAGTTGAATATTTCTTCTTTGTTATCTTCATAGTACATTTTTGATGATAACCCATAACTTTTTTTGTCATCAATCACTACACCTAATCTTCTACTTGGTCTTTTATTTTTATCATTAAATCTATTAACTCCAAGAAATATAGATGTTGATGGTTTATCAAATTTTATACCTTGATTTACGACTTCACTTCCGTCTTGTATATCACCACCAACTATGTTATCAGTTTTAACTCCTAAATTCTTAACTAATGATGTAGGGTCATAGTTTCTTGTGTCTTCGTTTGCATTTAATTTATGTAGTCCAATTTGTTTTCCAACGAATAACGCAGTTTTCTCTACACCGACATCTTTAACTGCTTGAAGTGCTTGTTCTCTTCCTTTAATTTCTGGTGGTAAAGTATCGGTGTCGATTTCTGGTCTTGGTAGTTTTGTTAATTCTGATGTTCGTTCAGTATTATCACCTTGTTTGACTTTGAATGTTCCGTCATCAGTATTGGTTCCACCAATTCCCTCTGCTAAGTTTGTTTTTAAATCTATTAGTGCCATATTAATTTGCTAATGCCTCTGTTGATGTAAATGGTGTAAAGTTATCTGTTGTCTTGGTATTTCCAGCTATCTGGTCATTTGAACCTGCAATTCTATTCATTAACATATTCAAACCTTGAAGTGCTATTGCGATACCAGCAACTTGTGGAACTAACCTTAGTAGTCCTGCTCCACCAGCTCTTAGTGCTGCTCCAGCAGTGGCTGTTCCGGCAACATTTGAAATCAATCTACCAGCCACTGGCGCTGCTGCAGCTGCTGTTCTTAATGCTAAAGCTTGTGTTAAAATTTTAATAGCTTGTGTATTTTGTTGAACTTCAGTTGATTGTAATTCAACTTCACCACCTGCTAATCGTCCAAGTTCTGCTACGGTAATTCCAAGAGCAGATGCTAATGACTTTCTTTGAATTACATTTAATTTATTTAATTCTTGTTCCGAACCAACTAAACGAACTACTTCTTGTTGTAAACCTGCTAAATCTCCTGCTAATGCTAATTCTCTTGCTCGGTTAAGATTTAGTTGTCTACCAATCAATAGTGATGCTTGTAGTTCTGATTCTATTGATGACTGGAAGTCTAATATATTTTCTGCTATGTTTCCAACAGTACTTAATCCTAATCCTAATTGTTTTGCTTGAACTGCTGCTAATCCTAAGTTTCTACCCCCGTCTTGTGCAAACTTAGCAAATAATTCGGTGTTGTTTGCTAAATCTGATATTACATCTTTTGGTAATACCCCACGAAGTGCAGCAAATCTACTGATTTGAGTTTGGATTGCTCTTGCTTGTTTGTCTGATACACCGGAGATTTCTGTTTGTGCTTGTAATATTTTTGCACTTTCATCTGCTGATATACCGAACAAAAATCCTAATCTTTTAATGGAGAATAAATTGGCAAATGAAGCTTTATTAACATTTCCAAATGCTTCTTTTAATCCGTCAAATGCTCCACCAAAAAATGTTCTTTTAATAGTGTTGATTGGGCCAAGAGATTCTAATCCTTGTTGGAAACCAATTGATACTAATGCTCCAAGTCCTGCTAAACCTAATATTGAACCCATTTTAGAACCCTTGAAGAATCCTTTAGATATAGCACCCTCAACTGCTCCTGATGTAGCACCCTCAACCATACCTTGTGAAACATTATCACCAAATCCACCACCGGTAAATACCTTTTCTATTGATGTTCTAAATGAATCGGACATTTCTTTACCGAGTTCGTTTGTTCCCAATACATCAGATAGTACACCACCAATTCCTGGTATTTTTTGAACGAATCCGTCTATTGAATCCCCAATACTTTTATATTGGTTGGCTTGTAGATTAACAATACGATTGGTTTCTTTTTGAATATTTTGTTTTGCTTTTAATTTTGCTATGATTTGACCGGTGTCTTGAACACCCTCACGCATTAAATCTCTTTCTAATTTAGATAAATCAACTTGTTGAAAGTTTTCTTCTGTAATGGACTTGTTGTTATCTAAAACTTCTTTTGCTTTATCAAGAGTTTCACCGACGAGTTTTGCTTGTGCTTTATTGGCATTTACATTTTTTGCATATAATGTTGCCAAGTCATCTTCTAATCCAAGTTGCTCTTTAAGAATATCCCTTGTTTCCTTTCTTTTGTCAAGCTCTTGTGTTAAAAGATTATTTAACTTTTCTTGATTTTGTTCTGATTTACTTTTTGCCATATATTGATTGTACTAATTGTGAAAATTAAAAAACTGAATAAATTTTAATAGTTTTTCTTAAAGTAATCAAATGTTTTTTTAAATTCTGGGTCTTGTTTTGATTGTGTTTTGATATAATCTTGTAAGTCCCTATCGATTTTTTGAATCTTAGCGATTGATTGTTTGATTGTTGGGTCTTTTTCCAATTGTCTAATGGTTTTTGTAGCACCACCACGAGCAATCGCTTTCATCAATGAACCGACGAATTCTGGTATGATTTTTTTGTCTTTTACTTTAAAATTTGCCATAGATTAATTCCATTTATTCAGTAATAAATATCATCAAACCTAACTTTTCATCAATCTTGGGTCTTGATTTTGTTTCATCGCATCTTCGTATTGTTTGTTTTCTGTTTCTTTGGTTTTGACGAGTTTGTTTGCGTAAAACCTACGAAGTGGTAATGGCATATTATAGATTTCGGAGTGAGTGAATCCCTGTCCGTAATAAACTATGTTGAAGAGTTCTTCGTGGATTGCCGCCCTATTCTCTGGCGGCTGGCCAAAAAAAGTCTAACCCTAAAGGAACTCCGACCTTAACTACATTTCCGTTCCCAGTTGTATAATTGAATCTTAAATCCATATCTGGTGTAATTGATTGAACAAACTTACGATATTCTCTTGCGTCTAATGCTAAAAACTCATTGTCTACAAAATTATCAATTGTTTTTTGTTCTGTTTCTCCGTCAATAGATTGAATCTGATATTTTAATCTTGTCGTGACTTCACTTGATACACCTGTGATTTGTTCTGCTTTTTCCAAAGATTTCAATATTTTGTTGATTTCTGATTCATCTTTGTGAGTTAATAATTTGAATCCAACTTTTCTTTTTGAATTAGGTAATTCAAATTCAAAATTGTTTCCGTTTTGTAATAAAGATTCATCAACTTTCTTGTGGTCTAATGTGGTTAAATCAATAGTGGTTTCTACTTCTTGATTTGTTTCTGGGTCGATTATCATTACATCATAATCTTTTCCGTATCCTAAAATACGAGTTCCGACCATTAGTGCATTTTTATCACCGATTAGTAAATCATCTAATTTAACTTTTGGGTCTGCTATTACACTTTGTAATAATCGTTCAATCACCACACCTTGTGAAATAAGGTTTTGAGATGTTAATATGTCTTCTTCTTTTGCTGTCATATACTTGACATCGATTGTTCCACTACGCAAAGGACTATCTTCGGGATACAATAATCCCTTTGATGGTAAAGATAGAACTTCAGTAGGAAAACCATACTGATTTTCAGCCATTTTGTTTTACTCCTTGATTATTAAGAATTAATAACTTATTATTTTTTACCCATAATCTTTTCAGCACCTGCGATACCGAAAGAACCAAGGGTTATGAATACAAATGAATTGTAAACCATATCATTTATAACTAAATCTTTTCCGACTATTCCTGTTCCTAAATCAACTACTGCAAATAATGTCATTACTGCAAATGATGCGAAACCGATAATTGATTTTTCATTGTAATCATTGTCGTCTTTAAAAACTGCCCACATTTTAAATCTCCTTAGAATTGAAGTATTGCGTAGTCATATTGTAGAGTTAGTGCGATATCTGCTACTTCTGATGATGCGAAATCTAATTCATTGAAGTTTGCTTCTGTGATGAATGCTCCTTTCAATGTCCACTCTTCTACTTTATCTCCGACTGGCCCCAATACATTAAATGTAATATCTTTTTTATAGAAATCTGAATATCCGTCACGACCTGTTACTGATTCGTGATGTAGTCTTACCCACTCTATAACTGATTGTGCTCCTGAAGGAACAATAGGGTCATATAAAGTGATACTAATAGGTTGCCAAGTTGCTTTACCTTTTACATATCTTTTTGTATTGATATGGTCTAATGTGATTGTTTCAAACTGAATACTTGGTCTTGCCATTGTTTTAACAAGATATGCAGGTATTCCGTCAATCTCCATAACGAACCTATTTTTAGTTTTCGGTTCAAATGGTGTAAAAAATATATCGTTTGGGTCTAATAATGCCACTTTATTTCTCCTATAAATTAACTCAGTAATAAATATAACAAAATCAAAAAAAGTGATTTCCATTTGGAAAATATTTTAATATAATTTTTAGAAGTTTTTTTGAAGTTTTTACTTGACATTGTCATTTTTTATTTGTATATTATAGTATGATTGATGAAATAATATGTGAAGAATGTGGTGTTGAAATAGACGGCTTTTTCCTTTGTGATGATTGCGAAGAAGAAGTTTACGAAAGAGATAACCACGAAGAAGACGAAGAAAATTAATTAAAAAAAAGCTTGACTTTTACAAAAAGAATTAGTAAGTTAATATATGATTGATAACGATATAAAGGAAAATGAAATGATTGAAAATAATGAAATAATTACAACTGATACCGAAGGTATTTATATGAGAGATTACCAAGATACTTTGGTAACAAGAGAAATCCCAAATAATTATGGGTATTATAATGATGCTGGTGAGTATGTAGAAAATGGAACATTTACTATTACTCATTATAGATATGCACACAATCCTATGGAATTGTATAGAGCTAATGAAAATCAACCAAGATTAAATCTTGAAAATTACAACAATACTACTCCTGGTGAAGTTGCTCTTTACAAAGGTATTCCTATGAGATTTAGATTTAATCCAGTTATTAGAGAAATGATGATGACTGGTAATTATAGAATTAGGTATCGTGGTGGTAGTAAACCACAATATGGTTATCGTAGAAGTCAATACAATACCATAGCAGAATACGCTGATACCTTTGCGATTTATCCAAAATAGGTGTTAATATCGTAATCGGAAGAACCTATTGAGTTGTGGGTTTTCGGTGACTACTTATTTGGAACCGAAGGGTTATGTAGGGTTTCACGACATTAGAAACAACCCTTGTGAGTTAGGTGGTTAAACTCTCAAATTTTTCTTTCAGTCATATCATAACAAAAAACCCCCAATTTCTTGGGGGTTTTTCTTAATCAATATTCCTATTATTCTGGGAATGCTGCTCCTGTTGGTTGAACTACAAAGTCCAATACAATAAATTCAGCTGTTCTTGTAGGTTGGATAAATATCTGTCCTACTAATTGATTTCTATCAACAACATCTGGTGTGTTGTTAGAATCGTCCATTACTACTCTGAAAGCAGTTAGACCTGAATTTGCTTGTACTTGTTCAAGATATGGATTCACAATGTTTAGGAATCTGTTTCTTGTTGAACTTGTATTTTGTTCAAACACTAAGAATCTTGATGTAGAAGCGATGAACTTTCTCAAGTTAATCAATAATCTTCTTACATTGATTCTGTCCAATGCACTTGGTTTACCTTGAAGTGTTTTTTGTCCGAACACTACTACACCTTGACCTGGGAAAGAAGCAATTGGATTTACACGATTTTCATATAAATCATCTCTTTCTGCGTTGGTTAGTCTTGTTTCAGCTTCCAATACTTCTGTTAAACCACCACGATTTAGACCTGCTGGTGCGAACCACTCTTGTCCGATTCTATCGTTGTTTGCGTAAACACCTGGAAGAACTACTGAAGGTGGAACCCAAGTTGGTCTACCTTTCACACTATCCAAGATTTTTACCCAAGGATGATAAGTACCGACATAATTTGAATCAAGTGTTTTTACATTGTCTATTGCTTGTTGAATTGTTGCACCATATGGTGAACCATCAAGAATAAAGAATGCGTCTGCTCTATCTTCAACTTTGTCTATTGCGTGATTTGTTACACTTGGGTGAATTGAGTGAATAACACCTGGTGTTGCCAATAAGTTGATATCAAATTCATCTGGATTTGAGATAGCGTTGATTGCTCGTTTGTATCCTAATGTTCCGTTTGATGTTGATGTACTTAAATCAAAACCTTGTGTATTTCCTGCTGTAATATTTGTACCAGTTTTTCTTTCTGTTGCTGGGTTTGAACCATCAAAACCACCTTGGAAAGGAACTTGGAACTTCAATTGTTGGAAAGCAGAACCACTTAATGATAGTTTTACTGCTCCAATAGTATATCTACTACCCAATACTGATGCGTCGTTATTACCATTAAAGTCTTCCAAACTCATAGTTACATTATTACCTGAACTCGATACACTTGGTAATGGACCTAAGTATTCTGTACTATTTGAGTTTGCAAAGTCAAATCCATAGTAAACATTTCTATCATATGTTCCTCTTGAATTAACCTGACCTAATGATGCTGATATACCACCTTGAAGTGATGCTGTTGGAATTGACATTGAACCACTACCTGCTAATGATGCTAAACTTGTGTTGTGTGGTAATGCCACTGCTCCGAATCCCATAGGAACTAAATCCTTTGAAATACCTGTTAAATTAGAATAACTGGAAATATAAATGTATTTAGATTGATTTGGGAAATCACCATTGTAAGTAAGTTTACCATTTGAATCTATTGAAACATTTCTATCACCGATTACTCTTGGTAGGAAATTTGTTGATTCTTCGTCAAAATTTAGATTTTGGAAGTTTTCTAAAATTGTTCCGTCATCATTTTGACCTGGGTTATTTACAATCACTTGTAAACTAAATGAACCATAATCAGAACCTGGAACATCTGCTGGTCTTTTAACATCAGAAATACCGATTCTGTATTTTGAATTTACATTTGTTCCGTGTGAACGAGTGCTTACTCTAAATAAGTCTGTTCTTGCGGAATTTACTAATTGTGATTGAATAGGTGGTGTTGCTGCAGACTTGTAATCAAATGAAAAGTTTTCATCTGAACCAGTAGCCACGGTAACACTATCACTTGTACCCATTAAATTTTGTGTTGCTAAGAAGTTTGAGTATATGTAAACATCTTTATTAGCGTCTTGAGCATCTTCACTAAATACATTACCAATGTAGTTTGCTGAACTTGAATTAAATGACAATGCATATGAAGTTCCATTGATTGCTAATGTAAATGAGCTTTTAGTTGCTCCGTCTGTTAATAATATAGAACCAGATGTTGTTAAGTCTAATGTATCTGGGTCTGCTGCACCTCTTGAAGGTTTTAGTGTAGCACCTACGAAGTGTCCGTTTGAACCACTAATACCAATTGAGATTGTGTCGTTTGCATATCCACCTAATCCTAAAACACGAACGATTGTTACTGCTCCTGCACTACGAAGATATTGTTTCGCAGTGAAAGGAACATAAAAGTCCTGTGATTCTTTACCAAAGATTTCTTCAAACTCACCGAAGTTTCTAATCAAAGTTGGAACAAATGCTGGGCCTTGTTCTGTTGGGCCAATCAATGCTGCTCCGATTTCTCCGATTCCTTGTGGTAAGAAAGATAAATCTTTTTCTCTGGTGAATACACCTGGACTGACGATTCTTTCTGCCATTTTGTTTCTCCTAATTAGGTTATATCGTAAGTATAAATATCATTTAAAAAACTCAAAATATACTGATGAACCTATATTTTTTATTTTGTTGGTGTGAAAACACCAGTGCTTGGGTCAAGATTACCTGGCCCATATTTTTTATTTAAATCATTAACCAATTCTAACTCAGTTTGATTTAATTGAGTGTATTGTGTTTCTAAACGAAGTTTTTCATTAGATATTTGTTCTAATCTTTGTTCCGTTTGTATTCTTGAAACTTCCAATGCACCTAAACCATTACGAACATTATCATAACCTTGTTGTAGTTCTTGTAATGATGTTAATTCTTCTTGAGTGAATTTAATTTCTTTTGATTTTTTTGCCATTATAACTCCTGTTTTGGTTTAATAATAAATATAAAGTTATTTGTTCAAACAATCACATTTTTGTTTGATTTCATCAACTTCTTGCTTTAATTCTTTGATTGATTCAATCAATAATGGAACGATTTTTTCATATTTAACTGCTAAGTATCCATTATCTCTTTCGGTTACGAGTTCTGGTAGAACTTCTTGAATTTCTTGTGCGATAACTCCGACATCTTTTCCTGTATAAGTTTCTTGTTTGTCGTTCCAATCAAATTCATAACCACCTATTTTACCAACCTTTTCTAATGGATTTTCTATACGAACTATATTGTCTTTAAGTCTTTTGTCTGATGAATAGTATGCCACAACATCACCTGTTGCATTTACATCTCCACTACTATTAATTGTAACTGGATTTGCAGTTGTGCTTCCTAATTTCAATAATGCATTTGGTTCATCTAATGTTATCCAGTTTCTAAATGTAGTTCCGTCGTGAGAATAAATAATTAATGATTGGTTATCATCTCTATGTGATATTCTATAAAGTGTATGAGTAGAATCTGTGGTAGATTTTTGAAGTGATATACCACCCTCACTATCATCTGCTGATTTAAGAACCATATATGTTGAACCATCAAAAGTAAGATTAGATTCTGCTTGAATTGCACTTGTTCCATTACCGGTTAATAATGAGTTTGATGTTAATGATGTAGCACCTGTTCCACCTTCTGCAACTGCTAATGCTGTTCCTAATGTCAATGCTCCAGCAATAGATATATCACCACTACTATCAACGGTCAATCTATCTGCTGTTGTACCACCAACTCTTGTTTGTAATCCAAATACATTGTTGGTTCCGTTGTTATCGGTTGTTCCGTCGTTATCCCAACGAAGTTGTCCTGCATTGGTGTATGATGAACCATCATAAATATCAACATTTAATCTAAATTGATAGTCGTTTTCTATTAATGTTTGTGGTAAAGCGTGAGTTCCACGACTTCTACGAATTCTTATGTCTGGTGCGTCTGCTGTATCGTTGTGTTGTTCTAAACGAATTTGAGCTTCTTGTGCAGCATCTCCATCGATGTGAAGTTTAACTTCTGGACTTGTTGTGCCGATACCAAGTCTGTCGTTTGCTGTATCTACGGTGAATAAGTCTGTTGAAATAAGGGATTTTCCGTCTGCACCTACAATTACGGTTTCATTTGCTGTTAATCCTGTTGATTGAACAATACCGAATGAACCTGTTGATACTGAACTACCACTTATATTTCCTGAAGTGGTAAGACTTGAAAGGGAAGCTGCACTTCCACTTGTAATTAATTTTTTCCAATTTGGCATTTATTTTGTCTCCTTATGGTTGGTTACTCGTTGAGCCCACTTCCTTGATTGCCACATCAAGGCCAATAAAGTTATTCTTGTTCTTTGTAACTTTTCTGAAGTTTCTCCACTACGGATACTGCTTCAATTAATCTTTTTCCAGGAATCATTCCTTCTTGTATCAAATACAACAAAAACTCAATCTCTTGTTTATTGAGTTTTAACGAAGGTGTCTCTTTCGAAACACCCTCGTTTTGATTGGATAATCTTGGATTTCCCTGTTTATTTTTTCTATCTATTAATCCCATTTGAAACCATTAATATTAGGATTATTCTACATAGATATAAATTTCACCAGAGTCTACTCTAATATTACCATTCTTTTGGTAATTAGCGTCGTCTGATGTTACTACTGCTGCTGCATAAGCGTCTGGTGTGATTGCGGTAGCATTTTGTGCCAACTTAGTTCCGATTTGTAAACCGAAACGACCTTCTGAATCGTCCCAACCGAATGCTGCACCTGTGAATCCTGACTCTGTTTGAACTATGAATCCACCATCACCTGTTGCTGAACCACTATTCATCAAGATAAATCTATCCTCAACTAATAAATTAGCTGTATTTACTGATGTTTGTGTTCCTTGAACAACTAAGTCTCCACCAACTGTTAAGTTTTGTGAAATAGATGCTGTTGCAAATGTTACATTTGCAGTTGTTGCTACATCCTGTCCGATTGCTACATCGTTAGCATTAACGGTAACACCTGTTCCTGCTCCGACTGCTA